GCCATTTATGATATCTCCTCTTCTGTCCTAAAATAATACCATGCAGAATATCTTTTATTCCCTTTGTTATCTTCCGCATAGGCCTGGAATTTATAATCAGTTCCTGGTGTAAGTCCGGTTATAATATGTTCATAATATCCGATACCCAGATCCCCGCCTGATTCATACCATGCGATATCTGCTTCTCCTTCTATCTTCCAAATAAATCCTCTCTTAATTATTAGGTTCCCGCCATCATCAGTTGTCGCTCCTTTTAGTTTCCCGCTGGTGCTGTCCAGCCCGCTGACAGAAGAATAGGCCATAACTGATAACCAATTTCTTTTCATTTCCCGGGTCTCTCCTTTTATTATGATCTGGTTATATAATTCATCCAGCCTCTCTTCTGTCTTTTTGATAATATACTCATGATCATTAATCCTCTTAACAGTTTCGCTTAATTCTGGTATTGGCTTAAAGCATGCTTCATGGTTTCCGTTAATATAAAATCGATATATAACCACCTCTGTCAGCATATTTATTGCTCTGATATAAGCCGTTCCGCTATCAAACCATACCCTGTCTATCTGTTTCCCGGTTGGAGTACATAATAATGGATTATTCAACCACAAAAATTTCTCTGATAAAGTTAATATCCCGGATTCTACTAAAAGGTCGGCCACCACATTTTCTACCGCTTGAGGAGTGAAATAATATAACCATAAACAGCCTACTCCGCTCTCTCTCGGTACGCTTGGTTTCAAGAATACAAATTCGTTAATATCCCAATCATAAGTCCACTCACTGTTGAGCCAGATCTCCTCAAATCCTGTACCATCTCCTGTCCTGTCCAGGAATGCTCGATATATTCCTTTGCAGTCTTCTTCCATTGTATAATGTTCCTGGTCTGCTACTATGTCATATTTCTTATTCTTTCCCCACCATAAATTCTTTAGGTAGATTTCTGAAAGGTATGCAATATAATCCCTTCCGGTTATATTACAGGTTTCCCCTGCTTCATCATATTGTGTTGTCGGCTTATCTACTATCCCATACAACCAGCTCCAATAATAATCTTCTGGTTCTATTTCGGTTTCTACTTCTTCTTTTACTTCCCATTCTATATATAATTTTGGCTGCTTATCAGCCTGCTCCGATGTGTATATAGATAGCATATCTATCCCAGTTGGAGCTACTCCATCAATATCTTTACTACTTCTTAATCCCAATTTTGTTTCTCCACCTTTATTAATTGCACTAACATCTAATTCAATATCGTTATAAACGCCTTCCGAAATATCGTCTGTACTGATACTTCCTAAATTACCGCTATATTTCGTCTTGTCATAATCTCCAGCGAATATCGGTTTTTCAAAACTGATAGTTTGAACAATAATATTAAAAGCTGTTTCAATATATGTATAGGGTGCTCCTGTGTCATGTATCTTTAATGTCGCTTTGGTTATTATAGCTCCTTCTGGGATATCCGAAGTATCGAAAAATAAGGCACTCCTATAAATGGCATAATCAGGCTCTCCGGGGTCTGGTATATAAAACTGTCCTATTGTGATAAAAGTGTCCAAATCCACTACTGCCAGCCCATTTGGGTTATCCCTTGCTGTGTCATAGACATCATTACCCTGGAATATACAACCATCTACGCTATCTCCATTAAAGGTTTCATCGAATTCTTCTATTTCTTCTTCTGTTGTGGTTACACCTGTTCTGATTCCCAGATATAATCTTATCTTCCTTCCCTCTTTAATATGACCATAACAGCTTGCTCCGGTGTCATGAAATGAATATCTGTCTTTGGTATTTAGGAGATTTATATTAAAAGATAAGGCACAAGTATTCTGGAATAGGTTGGTTATATTTGATTGTATAGAGAAATCCTTGACATCTTGTAATTCTACCCAGCTCCCCAGACCATCTTTGTCTACCTCAACCTTGCCCAATATTATATTCGCTTTATTTTCAAAATCACTAACAATTAAACCTTGCAGATCCTGCATGTTATACCTCTATTAAATTAAATTTTATATCATACGCCTGGGCTGTGCCTAATATTGGATTCTTTGGAATGGTTTCCGGTACGATCCTGACCGTATAATTATCCGTTCCTATGATTAAATTCAAATCATTTTCTTTGCTGTTCTCCACTTCGGCCATTAAATCAACCCAGATATCATTGGTTACAAAAGTTAATGAAACGGTAAAAATATATTTATCCTCTTTGGCATATTGTATTCTTTTCGCTCCGCTTGGTGTGGTATGTACCGTTCCATGCATCTGGTATCCGTAATCTACTTTTGCATATTCGAACGTGGTTTCGCTATCTGTTATTCCTAATTTTATATCCATATTTATCCCCTCTGCAGAACGATATTATTTGCTCGGCATTGATTGTAAAATTCATCAAATAACCATTTCCCGGCTTTCTTTATAGCATTCTCATCCAGTTTATTTGTGGTTATATTAAATGCTCCCTCATTTATATTTAGGTTAATCTGATTATTCCCTGGTGCTTCCCCTGGTTTCGATACCACTTCTCTATCTTTTAATAAGGCCAGGCCTTCTCCTCCGGGGATAACTGTCCTTACCATACCTCCGGAATGCATCGCTACTAATTTGATTCCTTCCTTTTTCTCCGCTGCACTCAATTGGTTCTGGCTTCTTAATGCAATAGTATTCCCTTCGGAATCTACAACCTTATATATTGTCGCTGCTGCTTTTGTGGCTGCTTTCGCTTTTACAGATGCCAATGCTCCCAATGTATTTATCTGTGCATTATAAGCTGCGGTCACGCTTGCTATTTCTGCTTTTTCTTCTGATGCACTTTTCCCTGCTTGTTTTGCTGATTCTATTAAAGCATCTCTCTTTTCTTTTAATTTTTTCACAATCTCATCTATTTCGAGATTGTACCATTCAGCTATTTCTTCCATAGCTTTTTTTTCTTCTTCTGCTGATAGCCCTGCTGCCTTAACATTCTCTTCAAGCTCTTTTCTTTTCTCTTTTAAAGCATCAACTATATTTATGGTTTTTAAGGCATATTCCCCTTCTGATAATGTTAGTTCATCTATTCTGTCTTTTACTGGCCCCATTGCATTGGAATAATCTTCAAATGCTTTCGCTGATTTCTCGGCCATTACCTTACTTTCTTCCCCTAATCTAATAACCCATTCCTCAAAAGTCTCAATAACTTGACCCCATTCATTCAACTTTCCTTTGGCTTCCTCTGCTCCTGTCGCTACTCCATCCAGGGATGTTGTCAGCCCATCTGTTTCTGTTGCCAGGTTTTTTGTCGTTGTGGTAGCTCCTTCTTCTGTTGTGGCCAGGTCATCTATTGCCCCCCCGGTTTTATCTGTTGAGTCTTTTAAATCATCAGTAGAATCAATTATCTCCTCTGTCTTCTCTTTGTATAAATGCAGCTTTTCCGCTACCCATTTTACCTTATCTCCTAACCAGGCAAACTTATCTACTATCCAATCAATTTTTCTGCTTATCCATTCGGTTATTTGTGACCAATTTTTCCAGAGCAATACAATCGCTGCGATAACTGCTGTTATACCTATAACCCACCAGGTCAGAGGATTTGCTAATATAGAGGCTGTAAAAGCCCAGACCTTTGTTGTTGCTGCTATAATTTGTGGTAAGAAATTTGATTTCATTATAGTTCCAATGATGGTCATGGCTGATCCCATCCCGGTTAGTAATGGTGCATAATTCGCTGCTCCGGCTATAAAGTCTCCCATTTTATATTTTAATTCATCGATAGCATGCTGTATTTTTTGCATCGGTGTATAAAGCTCATTATTTCTTTTGGCATTCTCTGCTATAATGTCCGAACTTTCCGCTACCTTCTGGCTGTAGGTATCCCACATTTCACTTGTTATCCCCAGGGTCTCTTTAAGTTTATTTATATCTCCATCTGCTGATGTTACTGCTGTCCTGAATTCCTGCATGGCTACTCTGGAAGTCATTCCAAATTCTTTTTGCATGATCCCTAATACTACCGCTGCTTCATTTACTCCCATCTTTAATTCTCTCATCTCCGGTGCTAATCTACCTACTGAATTAATAAAATCTCCAACATCCATTGTAGTATTTCTCTGTATGAATCCAAAGGCTGCCAGGGCTTTCCCTTCTTCTCCTGCTGCTATTCCTAATGCTTTTAAGGATACCCCGGCCTCTGCTAATACTGGAGCACTTTCTCCGGTTGCATCTCCAACCATATCCCAGAATTGGGCATATTTTTTAAGGCTATCTGCACTTTCTATCCCTAACCTCGTTCCTGTTTCCATAATAGCCAATACTTCTTTCAATGGGAATGTGACGTTTGAAGTGTCTATAACTAATTGCCTCATAGCTTTGCTATCTATATCCAAATAATCGGCAAGTCTCCTGGTAGTTTCTGTAAGTGGTGCACTTGACCTGGCCAGCATCTCTATCCCTGCTCCCAAAGCTACTGCTGCTACTCCGGCTACCTGCATGGTTTTTCCTGCACCTGCCCATTTCTCTTGTATGGTTTTCCCTGTGCTTTGAACCTTTGAATCTATTTTATCCATTACCGGGGATAGCTGGTCTACCCCTTTTACAACAACTTCCATTACGTTTGCCATTTATTTCTTCACCTTCTCTCTGGCTTGTTTCCGAGCCTCGGCATATTTATCGTTTCCGTAGTTTTCGCTGCTCCCCTGCTGTCGTCTATGGTATTCTTCATATCCCAATTCTATAAAGATTTTCTGGGTATTAGTCATATCCTGGTATCTATCTATAAAACGTATCCCTGCAATATGGTATGCTATAATGTTCTGTCCTTCTCCACTGTTAACGAAAAAACTGCAATGCCTTCAGCTCCTCCTCTTGTATCCCGCTTATTTTATATATTTCATCTGCTATTTTCTTAATGATCCCTGGAGGAGATAATTGCCTTAATTCCTCTTCTGTTAGTCCTTCTTCTACTATCCCATATTTACAGGCCAGAATATTCTTTTCAAAGTCTCCTTTTTGAAGTGTTTCTATATCAAAATTAAACTTAATAGATTGCTTTGTTTTATCTTTGTCTACTTCGCCTGCTTTATCAAATATAGGAGTGAATTCTGTTTTGGCTGATTTCACTGCCATCGCGCTTATTTCTGTCCACTCCCCTTCGGTTAAAGGCCTAATCTGGATTTCCCCTCCAAGCTCCTTTATATTAATTTTCTTAATAAAATCTTTTCCCTTAAGTATCCGGTCTTTTATTGAGATTATATTTTCCATGATCCTTCTCCTTTTATTCTTTAAGACATAATATCATCATCCATGTCGTCATTGTTATTTAATAATGTAGCCAATACTTCAGCTTCTATTTCGGTTACTGCATCGGCCAAGGTTATAGTATCTATTAATGCTATTCCACTGAAGGCTTGAACGATTTCTCCTCTTCCGGAAGGTGGAGTTTTTAAGTCGGTATAAGCTAATTTCGGGAAGTTAAATTCCAGGCTGCCATCCGTTCCCGCATCGATGGTTAGGATCATGGCTTCGGTTGTTACTCCATTTACACTAACGCCTCCGGCTGCTCCCCAGAATTTTGTATATTCAGTCCAATCTTCAAAAAATAAATTTCCCTTTATATCAACATTTCTTGCTCCTACCGGGATTCTGCATGGATGTCTTTGTCCGAATCCTTTCCCTAGTCCAGCATCTGCTCCGTTGGTTATGCTTATAGTTAGATTCTTTATCTTGCAGTTATAATCTATAGCATCACCTAAAGCAAGGGAAGCATCTATAAAGGATAAATTGTTCTCATTAAATAAAGTTAAACCCGAAATCTCTTTTAAGGTTACTCTGGTGTCCTTTGCTCCGATGTTATCCAGGGTAGCAAATATAAAGGAATCTTCTATGGCTATCTCCAGGCCATTCATCACACATCCTCTGAATACATGCTCAAATATATCCTTTCCCAGCCTTACGGTATACGAAGGTAGTACGGTATTTTCTTTAGGATAGATTTCGTGGGTATTGGTTCCCGCTCCTCCATCGGTATAAACATAATTTCCTAATGCCCACTTTAAAAAGTATCCTATTGAACGAATGTCAATAGCGTATACCACGTTCCCTGCCGGCACATAATACCCCGGTCTTATTATTTTCCTACCTCTGCTTAATCCTCCTTCAAAATGTAAGTTAGGATCGGATGGTGCATCCAGGGTGGCTGATGCTATATCAATATGGAATACTGCTTCCGGTGCAACCGCTGGATTAAAATTCTCTTCTTCACAAAAACCGCAATAACGGCGCGGTTCTGTCATTATAATCATCTCCTTTCATTTAATATTAATATTTTATTACCCTTTTTTGCGTTACAAATCCTACATGCTGGAATAACATTCTCTTTCGTATTATCCCCTCCTTTGCTTATTGGTATTGTATGGTCTCTTGTAGGTAAATTGTCCTCATCAAAATCAATCCCGCAATAAGCACACTTATAATTATACTCTTTTAAAATATTTAACCACTCTTGATAGGTTAAAGTATTTATTATATTATTTTCCATTGCACGCCTTCTTGAATGCATTCTTTGATTTTTTGCTTTACCATTTTCTGTTTTAGCCCATTCTCTCCTATATAATATTTCTTTTTCTTTATTGTCTTTATGATATTTTTTACTATATTCCTTAATTTGTTCTACATTTTTATCCCGCCATCTTTTATTACGTCTTTGGCTTCCTATTTTCCCTTTTTCTGTTTTTTGATATTTCTTGTTATATTCATTTTCATTTTCCCTATTTTCTTCATGATATTTTTTCTTACCAGCTAATATTTTCTCTCTATTATTCTTTTGATATTCTTTAACTTTTTCTATTTCTTCTATTCTATTGTTTTCATAATATTCTTTTCTATATCTTGATATTTTATCTTTATTATTTTTTCTCCATTGTTTCATATATTCTTTGATGTGCTCTTTATTGTCTAACCGCCATTTTCTCATATATAGTTTATGATATAATCTTTCCATACTATCACTCGCGAACCGTAAAAGTAACGGTCAAAGTATAAACCGCACTATAATAATTTCCGTTTTGGAAGTATGGATTATTTCCATCAAATCTTTTGCTCTTTATATCTTGAAAAAATGTACCATGCCCGAATCCCAGGGTCCTATCAGCCAGCAATATATTTTTTGCCCTGGCTGTCAAATTATTTGCTTCTTTGTATCCGGCTTTCCCTTCTATTGCATTATAGACTACTCCAATGATAACGATATCCATATCCCAACTTTCCCATATGGTAGTTTTGGTAGTCGGGTTTATTATGGTTTCCCCTTCCATTACCCATATAGCTGGTGCTTCGGGTTTCTGGCTGGTTTTCATTCCAATGACTAATGCTTTAACATCATCCAATTTCCCTCCATCCTGTATGGCTCCGGATAATTTCTCTTCTATTTTATCCATGATATCGTCTATCGCATCTTCCAATGTTTTTAATTCCATTTTACCCTCCTGTTTCTCTTAAGGCTGTCCTTATAAATTCATCTATCCTATTTTCCCCTCTTTTCATTGCTCTTTCATGAAATGGGTTTGGCTTCTGGCCTTTTACGCTCTTGACAAATATCTCCATTCCTTTCCACATGAAATGAAGGCATCGCTTAGTAGTCGGTGTTATCTTTATCCCTCTCGGCCCATATATCCCGGTTCCGTAGGCTACGTGTGGAGCATATTCTACCCCGCTGACAAGTTTATACCAAAAATTGCTTAATTTTTCCATTTGCCAGCTTCCTCTTAACCTTCCATGGTCTATCGGTGGCTCTTCTCTTAAACCTGCCCACACTTCTGTTACCAGGTAAAAGAAGGCCTGCTTACTGGCTGCCTTTGGTATCTCCATTATCTTTTTTACTTGCTCCGGGTCGATATATATTTTAAGGCTCATTAATCTATCTCACTTATTGGGATATCTCTCTGGTCGTCTACCATGCCAACCACTCTATTAAATGAAAACTCCGGCTTTTTGTAATATAAACTTAATTCTTTTTTTAACGAATCGGTTAAAATTTTATCTTCTACCATTTTTGTATTCCAGTCGTCTATCCTTATCACCGGGGATTCCCTATTCATGTATGCTAATTTTACCATATTTGTACAGGCTCTCATAGCTATATTATGTATTCCTTCCGGGATCACTAATTTCTCTATATCCGCTACCCAGAAATACCCTCCTACTTCATCTACTAATTTCAGGCCTATACTTTTAATGCTCGCGTAGGCTGCTTTGCTCCCCAGGTAAAATTTACATAGTTTCCATTCGTTATCATACATCTCCGGGAAGTCTATTGTCTTCACGATCGTACCACAATTGATTGCACTCGATAATAAAAGCTGGATTGCTCCTTTTTCGCAGTCTACATAAGGCTTTACTTTTATCATTATTATTTTTGCATCGCTCAAGTCCTGGTAATCTGTTTCAATTGCCTTGCTGGCTATTACTGTATTCGCTCCTACGGTTGACGATATCTCTATCCGGTTAACCGCTATCCGTTCTTCCCCTTTTGGTAATTCATAGGGATCGGTTTCCAATGCTATGGTCACTCCGGCTACTGTCTGCTCATTCCATTCCTCTACTCCCTGGTCCACTATTCTCTTTTCTCCAAAGGTCAAATCGTTTAGAAGATTCCTTCCCCTATCCCTATTAATTAGGCTTGCTACTTGTTTCAGCCAGTCTTCTATCATGGTATCCATTTCGGTTTCCCCAGACAATCCTAATTTAGCATAAGTGATTCCGCTATATCTTTTAACATCTGCTACGGTAGAATAATATTGGTTTGCCATCGTATCATCTCCTTATTTTTTCCCTTTTAATTTATATTTCTCTTCCGGATGTGCCATAGTAATATGTGTTATAAGACCATGCCTTTTATCAAATTCCCTATCACATATCGGGCATATATAACGGCATTCGGTTATCTCCAGATCCTTGCAGGCTTTTATTTCTTTAAATGTTCTATCTCTTATATTGTATTCTCTTCCTTCTTCCGGTGGGAACACACATTTATTCCGGTTGATTCTTTCCCCTTTATGATTAAAAACCTTTATTCTATATTTTAAATTTAACATCTTATCCTCCTGATCCTATTCTATCATCTCAATAACCAAGCTGACATGAGATTTTATTTC